CTGCCGCTCTGTTGAGCGCACCTACCTTGGACAAAGGCCTCATCGAGGTTATGCCCAACGTATTGTACAAATCCGTTATCCAAAAGGTTAACACGGACGACATCTTGAAGGACGCTACTTGCGACTTTGATCCTACGTCTACCGTTACCTTGACCGAGCGTGTTTTGACCTTGGAAGAGTTCCAAGTTAACTTGCAAATGTGCAAAAAGGACTTCGAGCAAACTTGGCAAGCCGTTGAGATGGGCTATTCTGCATTCAAGAATATCCCTGCCTCTTTTACCGACTTCTTGATTGCTTACGCTGCCGAGCGTGTTTCTGCTCGTATCGAGCAAAACATTTGGGCTGGTGTTAACGCATCTTCTGGCCAGTTCGCAGGTTTCCAAACTTTGTTTGCTGCTGATTCTGACGTTGTAGACGTAACTGGTACCACCGTTACCGCTTCTAACGTAATCGCTGAATTGGGTAAGGTAGTTGACGCTATCCCTGCTGCTTTGTACGGTAAGCCTGACGTTTACTTGTACGTTTCTCAAAACGTAGCCAAGGCCTATGTACGTGCTTTGGGTGGATTCGGGGCATCTGGCTTGGGTGCTAACGGTCTGGACAACAAGGGAACTATGTGGTACGGCGACCAGCCTTTGTTCTTCGACGGAATCCCCGTTGTATTGGCAGAAGGTCTGTCTTCTAACCGCATCGTTGCTGCTCAAAAGAGCAACTTGTTCTTCGGAACTGGCTTGTTGAGCGACAAGAACGAAGTTCGCTTGATTGATATGGCCGACATCGACGGTTCACAGAACTTCCGCTTGGTTATGCGTATGAGCGCAGGCATCCAGTACGGTATCGGTTCCGACATCGTTTACTACGCCTAATCGTTCTTAAATTCCTTGAAGGGGGTGGTGGTGTAATAACGCCCCACCCCTTTCTTTTTTAACTTACTAAATAAAAACAAAATGGCTTGTGCACTTTCCCTTGGCCGTATTGAACCCTGCAAGGACGTTGTAGGTGGTTTGAATGCGGTTTACTTTTTGAACTATGCAAACTTGACGGTGACTTACGACGTTACCAACACGGATGCTATCGACACGTTGGGAAGCGGATTGACCGCTTACAAATACGAATTGAAAGGAACCTCCTCTTTCGAGCAGGCAATTACTTCAAGCCGTGACAACGGAACCACGTTCTTTGACCAGACCTTGAACCTGACCTTGCACAAGTTGAGCAAGCAGTCACACAAGGAAATCAAGTTGATGGCCTATGGTCGTCCGATTGTAATTGTTGAAGACCGCAATGGCAACTTCTTTGTTGCTGGCTTGGAACACGGTTGCGAGGTTACTGGTGGTACTATCGTTACGGGTGCTGCTATGGGCGATATGAGCGGTTACACCTTGGTATTGAACGGCCAAGAGCCAGTTCCTGCTAACTTCTTGGACGGTACCTTGTCTGCTGCTGGTATTTCAACTATTGTAACTGGTTCCGATTTTTAATTATCTTTGACGTATGAATAAGCCGTTAGAGATTATTAACCGTATGCGGAAGGTTGAGTTGTCCGTTATTGACGACCTCAATTCTGCCGTTGCTTCCATAAAGTCGTTGGAGTCCGATTACGATATGGTTGCCAAGGGAGCAACAGAGTTCCAGAAGCAGGCACGCACCCTGTCTGGCTTTTACGAGCAGATTACCACCCGTGCCGCACAGACGCTGAAGGGGTATCAGAATCTTTTATCTGAAATCACCAAGGCGCAGCGGCAGTATGTCGCTCAGGCAAAGGAGTTGGGTATTGACGCAAAGAAAACGCCAGACTACAACAGGTCGCAACAACAAGCGTTGATTCTTGAATCCCGAATTGCGTTTTTGAAAAACGAATTAGATAGCGAGTTAAAGTCCGCAATTCCTAATTTGTAACTTTAAACAACCTCAGAAAGGCCACCTTCGGGTGGCTTTTTTGTTTGTAAGAAAAACAAAACGACTGCCTTGGGTTAATTAAAAGATGAACATCCTAACAACAAGCGCATCGTCTCAAAACCTCGTTATTATTCCGAGGTCGTTTCCTGCTTCGGTGGTTGTCAAGTTAACCAACGAGTCAACAAACACCACGCAGCAACAGACGATAACTCCAACGTCCGCAAATGGCTATATGACCATCGCAGCGGCTTGGACTTTGGAGGAGGCCAACTTCTATTTGTTGGAAGTATTTAGCGGCTCTAACTTAATCTACCGAGGTCGTGTATTTTGCACCAACCAAACAAATTTTGAGAAGTACACCGTCAACTCTGGCGTGTACACGCAGGAGGCCGCTGGGGATAATACATTTGTAATTATATGAGCAACGTAAGATTTGTAGCAATGAACTCCTACGTTCGCCCCGAAATTAAAGAGGTGGCGAATAAGGGATGGGTAGAGTATGGAGACGACAACAACTACTTCCAGTATTTGATTGACCGCTACAACGGAAGCCCAACCAATAACGCTATCATTAATGGCATTATTGATATGGTGTACGGAAAGGGCCTTGGAGCAACAGACGCATCCAGAAAGCCCGACGAGTACGCAATGATGATGAGCTTATTTTCCAAGCAGACCGTTTCACGTGTTTGCTCGGATTTTAAGATGATGGGTAACGCTGCCTTTCAAGTTATCTACAACCAAGACCATTCCAAGATTGTAAAGGTCGAGCATATCCCCGTTGAGACGCTACGAGCCGAGCGTGCAAACGAGAAGGGCGATATTCCCGCTTACTACTACGCAAAGAGCTGGGATGCCGTAAAGGCACGTAAGGAAGAGCCAGTGCGGATTGACGCCTTCGGAATGTCAAACAATGGCATCGAAATACTTTACATCAAGCCCTACAAAGCAGGATATTACTACTACGCACCAACCGACTACCAAGGTTCACTGCCTTATGCCGACTTGGAAGAGGAAGTAGCCAATTACCATATTAACAATATCAAGAACGGCCTTGCGCCTTCGATGCTGGTTAACTTCAATAACGGAATCCCAACCGAAGAAGACCAGACGCTAATCGAGCGCAGGATTGCAGATAAGTTTTCTGGTAGCTCGAATGCTGGTCGGTTTATCTTGGCATTTAACGACAACAAGGAACTCGCAGCAACAATCGAACCCGTACAACTATCGGACGCAAGCGACCAGTACCAATTCCTATCTACGGAATGCACCCAAAAGATTATGGTAGGCCATAGGGTGACTTCTCCGATGCTTTTGGGCATCAAGGATAACTCTGGGTTAGGCAACAACGCAGATGAGCTTAAAACGGCCTCTATTCTGTTCGATAATATCGTTATCCGTCCTTTACAGGAAATGATTTTGGATGCCATCGAGCAAATCCTTTCATTTAACCAAGCGACTCTAAATATCTACTTCAAGACCTTGCAGCCGTTGGAGTTCAAGGAGGAAATTGTTGCCCCTACCGACGTTGTAGAGGAATCGACAGGAATCGAGGATAGCAGCTTTAGTTTATCTTCTGACGCTACCGATGCTCAACTGGAAGAGGTATTCGACCGCCTTGCCGAGTTTGGTGAGGAGGAGGACTTGGAGAACTGGGACTTGGTAGACGAGCGTCCTGTTGACTACGAGCAAGAGGCATATTTAGATTCACTTCTAAAACTTGCCAAAACAGGAGACGCATTCCCAAACGCCAAAAGCGAGCAGGACGGAGTAAGCAAAGACGGACGTAAGTACAAGATTCGTTATGCCTACGCACCTAACTCCGCAAAGAGCAACAGCCGTAACTTCTGCAAAAAGATGGTAAGCGCAAAGAAGGTTTACCGCAAGGAGGACATCGAGCGAATGGGCAAGCAGGAGGTTAACGCTGGCTTTGGCCCTCGTGGTGCTGCTAACTACGACATCTGGTTGTACAAAGGAGGCGCACGTTGCCACCACTTCTGGATGCGTAAGACCTACTTGGCCAAGGCCGAGGGCGTAACTCCAGATGCTAAAAACCCGAATGCTGACATTTCGGTTAACCAAGCCCGCAAAGCAGGAGTTGATTTGCCAAAGAACGACAAGAAGGTCGCTACCCGCCCTGTTGATATGCCGAATGAAGGATTTTTACCTAAAAGCAAGAAGTAATGCCAAAGGCCCTGTTTATTAAAAGAGAAGACCTTGTTCGTAACACGGTTATAGGCGGTAACGTGGACACTGACCGCTTTATACAATTTATCTCTATCGCCCAAGATATTCACGTCCAGAACTACACGGGAACCAAGTTGTACGACAAAATTTCAACCGAAATCCTAAACGACACCTTGGCTGGCGACTACTTGGCTTTGGTGGTGGACTACATACAGCCGATGCTAATTCACTTCGCAATGACCGAGTACCTTCCATTCGCAGCGTACACCGTTGCCAACGGAGGCGTATTTAAGCATATTAGCGA